CTGAAGGGCTGCGGGCGGCGATGAAGGATCTGCGGCGGGACCAGAAGAAAAAGCACTGATGGCCTCCACGCCTTCTGTCGGCATCGACCCGATCATCGCGGAGGCGCGCGAGCGCTGGCAGCGGTGCGACGAGCACGAAGAGAAGCAGCGCAAGCGCATCCTCGCCGCGAAAGAGTTCAGAGCCGGCAACCAGTGGGACGACGACATCAAGGCGGCACGACAGGGCAAGAACGCGCTACAGGGCGTAGCGGCGCAACCCGCGAGACCATGCCTGACGATTGACCGTCTTTCACAGCCAGTTCGGCAAGTCTCCAACCAGATCAAGACCGCCAATTTCGCCATCGACGTCACGCCGGAAGGGCATGGGGCTGATGATGATACTGCTGAGATTTATAAAGGCTACCTACGACGCATTCAGAATCAGGCGCGAGATGAATCGCCTATTGAATGGGCGGCCGATGGAGCCATTGAGGCCGGATTGGGATGGTTCCGACTGCGGACTGATTACGTTGACCATGCCCCCAGCCCCGACGCTGGCGTTGAAGCCTTCGACCAAGAACCCTGCCTCGAACGCATCACGAACTCGCTGAGCGTCTACTGCGACCCGTCCGCGAATAAGCCGACGCGGTCTGACGCGCTGTTTATGTTCGTGACGGAAGACCTCGCACGCGACGAGTTCAAGGACCGCTGGCCGTGGGCCGACTCGCGCGGGCTGGACGATTTCATGTCGAGCGGCGACCCGAAGATGAAATCGTGGGTGTCGCAGGACATCATCCGCATCGCGGAATACTGGCGCGTGACGTTTACCGAAGAAACATGGGTGGCGCTCGAGGACGGCTCGATTCGAGAGATTCCGCACAAGGACGGCAAGCGCATCAAGCCGCCGAAGGACGTGGACGGTGTCGCCGTCGATTCGTGGCGCGTCGTGCGTCGGCCGACCGTCGAAGGCTGGAAAATCAACGCCTGCGAGATTCTCGAAGAGTTACCGTGGGTCGGCTCGCGTATTCCGCTGATTCCGGTGCTCGGAGAGGAACTGAACGTCGATGGCGACATCATCCTGCGTGGCATCATCTCAGAGGGCATGGACGCGCAGCGGATGGTGAACTACACCTACAGCGGAGCGATGGAGACGTTCGCGCTCGCACCGAAGGCACCATTCGTCGCGGCGGCCGGCCAGGTCGAGAACTATAAGGACATCTGGCAGACCGCGAACACCTACAACTACAGCTACCTGCCCTACGACCCGGTTGACGTTGCAGGCCATCCGCTGCCGCCGCCGCAGCGCAACTCGACCGAGGCACCGATTGAGGCCGCAGTTCAGTTGATGAAGGTCTCCGAGGAAGCCATCAAGGCCACGACGGGCATTTACGATGCGGGCCTGGGGAACACGAATCCGAAGGAGCGTAGCGGACGGGCGATTCAGGCGCTGCAAGGGCAATCTGACCTGTCGAATAGCAACTACGGCGCTGGCGTGCAACGGGCTCTCATCTACGCCGGTGAGATGATTCTTGAGATTCTGCCGAAGATCGTGCGACCTGGACAGGTGCTGCATGTGCTCGGACAGGACGATGTCTCAGAGAAGGTCATCGTCGGCCAGCATTTCGTGGTGCAGGCCGGCACGCCGATTCCCATCTCTCCGGAAGAAGCCGCGCAGATGCAGCCAGGCGTGGCGCAGTTCTACGACCTGTCGAAAGGGCGCTACGCGGTCGCGGTGAAGGTCGGGAAAGCGTCTGCCACGAAGCGCGAAGAGGGTGCGGCGGCGCTCGGTGAACTGATTCCGCATCTGCCGCCTGAAATGGCCGCAGTCGCCACGCCTGATTACGTCGAGCAGCTAGATTTCGAGGGTTCGCACGGCATCGCGGAGAAGCTCCGGCGTGCACTGCCTCCGCAGTTGCAGGACAAGCCGGAAGACGGCTCGATTCCGCCACAGGTGCAGGCTCAGATGCAGGCCATGCAGGGGCAACTGCAAGAGGCGCAGCAGAAGATTGCCGTCGATGGCGCGAAGGAAGAAGTCAAGCAGAAGGGCATGTTGCAGAAGGCGCAACTTGACAACGCGCTAGAGGAAAAGCGGTTCGCGCACGAGATACAGTTGCAGGCGATGAAGAATGCTGCGGCTATCGAAGAGGCGCGCATCTCGGCGAAGGCACAGCACATCGATACGATTGCCGGAATGACCGAAGAGGCCATTGCGCTTGACCATCAGGCCGAACAGGCGCAACATGACCGGGTGCATGACGTCGCGATGGCGCAGCAAGCGCACGAGCAGGCGCTACAGCAAGGCGCTGCCGGCGTGATTGGACAATCGGCGCTGGCGTCTCAGGGGCATGAACAGGCGCTCGAGCAAGGCGACCAAGGACATCAGCAGGCGCTTGAGCAGACCGAGCAGGCCGCTGAACTTGCACCGAAACCGGCGAATGGTGGCGAATAATGGACGATGTTGACGACGGCGAATCGTCTGAATTCGAGTGCTATCCTACGTTTGAAGGCCCATGCACATGCGAGCACTCGCCTGAAGAACACGGCTGGGGCACATGCAATGTTAAGGATTGCCCCTGTGAAGCCGGATGGTGTGAATGAACATCGACCATACTTGCGACCATGACTTCCGCGCACGATGGAAGTCTGAGCGCTTGGAGTATCGCGCGGTATGCGATAAGTGCAATTTCGATGCGGGCCATGTGGATATGAGCGGCTTGACGGTGCTCTACGGAACAGCTGATATTCACAGCCCTATCGTTCGTCCGAAAGAGCAGAAACTGTGAACATCGATCTCGGCAACATCCATTTGGACGTATACTTGCACGACGACGTTGACCCCGTCCAAACACTACTCAAAGCGATTCTGAAACAAGGTGGAGCGATTATGAGCAAACTCGATGATGTGAACGCGAAGCTCGATGCCATCGTGGCGTCGGTATCCGGCGTGGCCGGCGACGTGGCCGACCTGAAGGCGCAGATCGAAGTGCTGAAGAACGCGAGCGCCGGTGCAACACCTGAGCAGGTGCAAGCGCTGTTCGACAAGATCAGCCCGATTGCCGATTCGCTGGCGGCGCTCGACGCTTCGACGCCTGAAGTTCCGCCGGTAGCCTAATGACCGCACGCGACATCGCAGACGCCGTGCTGAAGCAGCCGCCAGCCGACCCGCTGCGGTTTCGGAAGCTCGCACGGCTCTGCGAGACGCAGGCGAAGCTGGATGCCGTCGTGGCGCTGCTGCCGGAAGAGATGAGGGCGGGAATCGTGGCCGGGATGCGTGGGCTGATACGATGAACGAGACGCAAGAATCGCAGAACGTCAGCGTCGAGCAGAACGGGCGCGTGCTCACAGGCGGGCCAGGCACGTCAGTTGAGGCGCTGGAGCAAGCGGTTGAGCGTTCAGAGCCTCAGGTCGAGGCGAAGTCAGCCGCGAAGCCGGAAGGCACGCCAGAAGCCAAGCAGACGCGCGGACAGGCACGATTCAGCGAACTCACGCAGCAGCGAGACGAAGAGCGACGACGGGCCACGGAAGCCAACGAACGCGCGGTCGCGCTGGCCGACCGGCTCGAAGCGCTCGAAAAACGGACGGCACCGGCTGGGAAACCGGAGTCACCTCCAGCAGCCGCTGCTCCGGTGTCGGTGCCGTCCGGCACCCGTCCGAAGCCGTCAGAAGACGAAATCGGCACGACGTATAAGACCTACGGCGACTACGTTGAAGACCTTACCGACTGGAAATCTGAGCAGCGTGACGCGAAGGCGCGTGATGAGCGCGCACACTCCACGCGCGTCGAGAAATGGACCGCAGAGCGTGCGAGCGCCACGACGCTGTATCCTGACTTCGATACCGTGCTGAAGACCGGGCCTGGAGCTGACGTGGACCTCTCACCGGACCCTGCCACGGCTGTCGCGCGGGTCCAGATGCTGATGGAGATTCCCGGCGGCGCTCATGTCGTCTACAAGCTCGCGAAGGACGCGGCCGAAGCCACACGGCTCGCGGGTCTCGATGATCGCGCGTTCGGCTTCGCGGTGGCTCGGTTACTGCCTCCTGAGTCGAACGGCGCTCAACCGGCATCGCCGCAGACTCAGCGTGCTACGAAAGCGCCTCCCCCTTACCAGCCGGTGCAGGCGGGCGGCAAGACGACGGCGACGACGTCGGCTGAAATCGCGGCCAAGGGCGGATCGATGGACGAATTCCGTCGCGTGCGTGCCGCCGAACGGGGCGTGAAGCCAAGATACCGATAATCGTGTAGAATCTCTCGCAATCCTTAGCCGAGCCTTCGCATCTCCGGCCTCGAAGGCAGGCACCGTGTAGCACTTTCGCATCCTCCCAATCAGCCGGTAGGGATGGAGGCGAGAACAGCACAGGTGCCTGACATTGGCGAATACCTTCCTCACCAACGACATCGTCACGTATGAAGCGTTGGACGTATTGGAAAATACGGACTCGACGATGACGCACATCAACTCGGAGTATTCGGACGACTTCGAGTTCGGCGGCGCTGTCCTCGGACAGACGCTCAGCATCCGCAAGCCGCCACGCTACATCGGCCGTCTCGGACAGGCGGCACAGATCGAAGCCATCACCGAGACGTTCGTGCCGTTGACGCTCTCATATCAGCGCGGCGTCGATACACAGGTGAGCTCGCAGAACCTGCTGCTCGACATTGACGACTACCGCAAGCGCGTGCTGATGCCGCAGATCGTCAGGCTCGACAACCTCGTTGACCAGGACGTGAACAACCTCGCGCAGGGGTTGAACATGTTCGTCGGGACGCCCGGCACCACGCCGACGCAGCTCGAGACCTATCTCAGCGCGAAGACGAAGCTCGACAACCTCGCGGCTCCGATGGACCGCAATCGCTTCGTGTTCCTCAACCCGATCGCCGACAACACGATGGTTGGGACGCTGAAGGGTCTGCTCGAGCCGTCTGGCGAAATCGCGGAGCAGTATCTGACGGGTTCGATGCGCCGTGCGGTCGGCTTCCGGTGGGAAATGGACCAGAACATCTACGTCCACACCGTTGGCACGCTCGGCGGCACGCCGACTGTCACGACCACGGCGACGTCTGGCGCATCCACCATCGTCACCGGCTCGTGGACATCGACCACGCTGAACGCGGGCGACGTCGTTTCGTTCGTCAGCACCTCAACGCCTGTGAATTTCGTCAATCCGCAGTCGTATTCGAGCACCGGGCAGACGGCACAGTTCGTGGTCATGGCGACCACGTCCGATTCGACCGGGACCATCACGATTCCAGTCGGACCGGCGATGATCGGACCGGGTTCGCAGCTCCAGAACATCACGAACATGCCTGCTTCGAGCACGCCAGTTTACGTGTTCGACACGCCGGCTGCGTCGTTCTCGACCATCTCGGCGAAATCGTCGCCGCAGAACATCGTCTGTCACAAGGACTTCGGCACGCTCGCGATGGTGGACATGCCGTTGCCGGGTGGCACCGACGTCGCGCGGCGGGCGTCGTCCAAGAAATCGGGCAAGTCGATTCGGGTGATTCGCGACTACGTCGCGACGTCGGACCAGTGGATTCAGCGCCTCGATGTCCTCTACGGCACGGCGGTGCTGCGGCAGGAGCTCGGTGTGCGGGTGGGAGGTTAATCATGGCGCTTGTTGCAACGACTCTCGCGGCGAATAAAGCCGTCAACGACATCGTCATCAACCTGACCTCGGCCACGGGCGCGATTCCGAAGATGCTCGCGATGGTCGATACCGAGTGGATGCGAATCACGTCGAACAACCTCACGCCCGTCCTCGGTGTCGTGCCTGGCTATCAAGGCACGCCGGCATCGTCGCACGGCCAGTTGGCTCCCGTCGTCTACGGGGCGACCATCGATTTCATCAACTCCGGTGTCACGCCTGGCGCGATCTACGCCAGTCAGAGCCTCGGCGTCGATGGCGCGATTGTCGGTCCGAGCGGCACCGGACTGCCGACGTCGAACACGTTCTTCTTCCTCACGAAGGCAACCGCTGGTGCCTATACCATCGCGTTGCCGACGAAGGACCAGACGAACACCATCACGTTCATCTCGACCACGGCCGCCGCGCATGTGCTGACGAACTCGGCCGGGTTCTACGGCGATACGACCGGGTCTGACACGGCGACGTGGCCGGCGCACGCGAACGCGACGTTCACGATTCGCGCACAGGGCGGCGTGTGGTGTCCGATTGCCACGGCTGGCGCGATCGGCGTCGTCATCGGTTAATTCGGCATGCGGGGGCGGGCATCGGCTCGCTCCCCATTCCTTCAGGAGTAGCGACACATGCCGAATTACCAGAGTGGAG